AAATACTTTGGCAATGCTCAAATGGTATTTTCCATTTTATCAGATTGGCAGAAGCAAAAGCCCAATAAAAAACTAGAAGAATGTTTGGTGGCTCTTTACAATATGAATAAATACACCATTAATTTACAAGATGACAGAGAGCTTTTGTTTGATCAGCTGAATCATGTCAAAAATGAGCGGAGTGAATGGGCAAAAAAAGCCTTAGATTATGAGAGACAACTGGAATTATCCAAACTTTGAAGCGGTTTTACACCGCTTTTTTTATAAATTAAACTTTATAAACGTTATATAAATATGAAAGCTTCAATAACAATACCAACAGATTTATCTGAAATCACACTTTCTGACTATCAAAAATTTTTAGCAGTATCTGAATTGTACCCAGATAATCATAATTTTCTAGCTCAAAAAATAATAGAGATATTTTGCCATGTCAAGCCAGAAAATGTAAGGCTAATAAAAGCGGTTGATGCTGATTCTATTGTCAGAAAGATAACCAAAGTGATTGAATCAAAGCCAAAAGATTTGGTAGAAAACTTCAAGCTGAACGGTGTTGAATATTGGTTTCACCCCGATCTTGATGACATGAGCTTCGGAGAGTATATTGATGCTGACAGCTATTTAGCTGATATAAAAGAAATTCATGCAAGTATGAACGTATTTTACCGGCCCATAAAAAACAAAGTGGGTAACAAATACACACTTGAAAGCTACGATCCTGGAAAAAAAGATAGGCTTTTGAATATGCCTATGGATGCGGTCATATCTAGCATGGAGTTTTTTTTTCTTTTAAGCAATCAGTTATCGAACGTTATGACAACTTATTTCAGCGATCCGAAGAATCAACAAGCCTTGAAGGCGGATTCAGCGCTCGATGGGGATGGTATGGATCAATTTTCTTACTTGCTCGAGAAAACATTAACGAAATTGAAAATACAGTTGCCTTAAATATGCATACTTGTCTGAATGCTTTGAGTTATTTGAAAGATAAAAGCGAAGTTGAAATGAAAAAATTAAAAATTAAAACATGAGCACTAGCGAAAGAAGGGGCATAAGAGCTTATTATGAAATTACTGACACACTAAAAAACCAGTTACTTCTTGACCCAAATGTCAAAACTGTTACATCTGGTGACATCACTAGAATTAACTTAGAAAAAGCTGAGATATTTCCGCTTAGTCATGTCACGTTAAACTCAATGACACAGTCAGACAATGCTGGATCTGGTACGCTTACTTTTGATGTTACCATATTCTCAATGGATATAATTTCAAATGATCGCAAAACCGATACAGTAGACTTGTATATTGGCAACACGAACGAGCAAGACATTATCAACACCCAGCTTTCAGTTTCAAATTTGATAGTTCAAAGAATGAGGGGTGGCGATTTATTTAAAGATGAGTTCCAAGTTTTGGGTGATGTTTCTTACGAATTCTTTACCGAGCGTTTTTCAAATGAATTGGCTGGAGTGGCAGCTAGTTTCTCAATCACTACCTACAATGATATCTGGATTTGTACATGAAATTTGAAGAGGTAAATATCGCATTAAATGCGTTTGGTAGATACGTCATTCAGCAGTCTAGATCAAACCTTACTAGGGGCAAAAAGAATGTCACCAAAGGCTTGTATAATAGCTTAAAATATAAAGTCTATGAAGATGACAATAACAACTTTATACTTGATTTTTTAGGGGCAGATTATCAAGATTTTGTAGATGAAGGGGTGAGGGGTAAGAATCCAAACGCACTTCCAAAAGGCTCTAAAAACTTTGGTAAACAACAAGCCCCAAACAGCCCATTTAAATTTGGCTCTGGTCGTGGCGGTTCTGGTTTAAGAAGAGCAATCAATAAATGGGTGACACAAAAGAAAGCTTTTGGTGGTCAGATAAGAGATAAGAAAGGGCGGTTTATACCTAGAAAAACTTTGCAGTTTTTAATTACCAGAAGCATTTGGTATAGTGGTATAAAGCCAAGTATGTTTTTTACTAAGCCCTTTACTAAGGCTTTCCAACGCTTACCAGCTGAGTTATTAGAAGCGTTTAAAATAGATGTTGAAAAAGGAATATTATTAGGAATTAAAAAGTAATGGCAAATATATTATTAAGAAGCCCAAGATATGAAGGTATCACAGTAAGCACTGGAAAAGCATCTGTAAAATTAGAAGCTTCATTTGCTGGTTCGCTTCGTTACACGTTAGTTAAAAATGCAACCGCTGGATCAGTGGTAACTTTTGAAATAGCTGAATTGGCTTTGGATTATTTATCTATTACTTATGCTGGTTCTTATAGTGCTCAGACATTAGCTATAAGTTTAACGTTTAAAGAATACACTGGGCAAAATGCTACTGGAACTGAGTCAACAAACAGCACAATTACTCACACTGGGTTTGATGGTTATGGCTTTTATATGCAAGGGGCAAATCCTACTATTGCAAACACCCAATGGCTAATCCCACAAAAAGAAAGTGATAATACTTATGAAGTATTTTTACCAGATAACACTGCTGGAGTAGTGCCATACATGAGTGATGGAGGTGCTTTTAGTTATGTCAGCATTGGTGCAAGTGATACTTCTATTGCTGCAAATAGTGGCTCTGTTCCTGGAAGTAATAACCCAGCTTTAACCATCACCAGAAGAGGGTGTATTTCTTACAGATACACACCCAAAAAGCTCACCTTTGTTAATAGATTTGGAGCACTTCAAGACTTGTATTTTTACTTAAAAGAGGTGCTAACAACTAACACCGCACGAGAATCATTTAACTCAAATACCATATCTTTAAATGGTAGCAGCACAACTTACAGCGTAAATGCTCCGACCAAAAAGTTATTTGATAGAACAGCAAGTCAAAAAGTTAGCTTATCTAGTGGTTATTACCCAGAGTTTGCTACACAATATTTTGAAGATTTGCTTTTATCAAATCAAATATTCATGACACAACCAGATCCTCTAGATATATCATCAACTCAAATTGTGCCAGTCATAGCTACCACTTCTGAAATAATTAGAAAAACATCACTAAATGACAAGCTAATAAATTATGTTATTGACTTTGATTTTGCTTTTGATTACATTAATAATGTTCGATAATGCAGAAGTTCCAGATATACATTGGTGATGATCGGCTTGATTTATTCAAAGATGAATCTATAACAGTAACTCAGTCTATTCAAAACGTTAAACAAATAGATAAGATTTTCACTGAATTTAGCCAGACTTTCTCAGTTCCAGCATCACCCACCAACAACAAAATTTTCAAGCATTACTATCAGTATGATATTGTTAATGGATATGATGCAAGGGTTAAATCAGCTGGAAGAATTGAGTTTAATTTTCTTACTTGGCGGAATGGGTTCATAGCCCTCAATGGAACTAGGTTAAAAAACAACAAGCCTTATTCTTATAAAATTACTTTTTTCGGTGAAACTGTAAATCTGAAAGACATTTTAGCAGATGATCAATTATCAGTTTTAACCCCCTTAAATACTTTCAATTTAGATTATGATGCTACTACAGTAGAAAATAAATTAATTACTACCATAGATAATGCGACTGCTAAAAAGAATGGAGCAATTACAGCATCTACAGATTTGGTAGTAGATGGTAATTCTGGAACTATTGCGGTGGGAGATGTGGTAAATTGTGACGGTGTTAATGGATTAGTAACCATCGTTACAGTAACAGATCAAAATAATTTAGTGATGTCAAGTGCTCAAACCATAGCGGATGATGTTAATATAATATTTTCAAAAAGCATTTGTGCTCCATTAATCACACACACTGAAAGACTTTACTATAATTCTTCTGCGTCTTATGATGCTAATAATTCTGGTAATTTATTTTACAATGCTGCTGTTCCCTTACAAGGTGTATTATTTTCAGAATTAAAATATGCTATCAGATTACACACTTTAGTTCAAGCAATTGAAAGTTATTATACAACTGCTAATGGATTTGCAAAGAATATTGTATTTTCTAAAGATTTTTTAAATTCTACAAATACAGAATATTTTAATCTGTTTATGTGGATGCATCGAAAAAGTGGAGGGGTAGAAGAAACAACACAGATAACACTTTATAGCTCATTAGTCAATACCTTTGATGTAAACACATCATCAAGCATTTATGCTCAAATGGTAGCTGATGGCTCAAATGCTGATGCTTCATTGACATCAACTTTAAGACTTTATGCTCCAGCAGTGACATCAAATAGCTTGACTGTGACGGTTGATTCTGGAAGTGCTTCAGCAGAATTTCAAGTGGTAATATTAAAAAGTGGAAGTGCATTTTTTAGTTCTACTTTTGCCACTGGTTCACGAACATTTACAGCAGCTGATTTTCCCGGTGGCGTATTACAAGCCGGAACTTACACAATCCAAATAAATCAATCCGCTACTGGCACAATTAACTTCACAAGCTTCACATGGGCTTTGGCTGGTTCTGTATTTACTGGGGCATGGTCACAATCATTTACAAGTAAATTGAATGCTATTGGAACTGGTATAAGCTTCGCTACTTCAGCAACTTTTGAATTCAATATTACCGCTCAAATTCCAGAACAAACTGTGATAAACTTTTTGACTGGATTATTCAAGCTTTTTAATTTGACTGCATTTGTTGAGGATGATGTAATTGTTGTAAAACCTATAAATGAATATTATGAGCTTGAGGAAACTTGGAGCACAACTGACACATTTTGGAATTTGACTGATGCTTTTTGGAACGAAGCTGGAACATCTGGGGCAACCACTCACTCAATAGATGAATTCATGGATATAAATTCAAGCGAGGTAGATGTCGCTTTACCTTTTAAACAAATTAATTTTCAATATGAAGGGCTTGGAACATTCTTGGCTAAGCAATATGAACAGCTTCAAAATATAGGGTGGGGCACTATTGACTATACTTTAGATTCAGAAGTATATGATGCACCAAATGAAATATTTGAAGTTACTGTTCCATTTGAACATATGCAATTTGAACGGTTGATTAATGCTGCTGGTAGTGGTGTTGATAACGGCAACACGAATATTCAATATGGGTTTTGTGTGAATGAAAATCAGCAGCCTTTTATTGGTAAGCCTTTGTTATTTTATCCTATTTTTCAACCTTCTACTGGTAGTACTTTTCAGGCTTCTATTAGTTTTAGAAATACAGCTACAACAAATAAACAATTAACAAGCTATATCATACCATCAAACAGCCTTTCATTAGATAGCACAATTGACGCATCAAACATTAATTTTAAACTAGAATTTAACGAGTTTACATTAGATGATTCGTTCACTGGTACATTATTTCAAACATATTATGAAACCTATATCTCAGAAATATTTCACACCCAAAGGCGAATAATTAAAGTTTCTGCATTTTTACCTTTCAAAATCATATACAATATTGAGTTATTTGATAGTATTGAAATTAATAATAGGCTTTATAGAATAAACTCAATGACAACAAATTTTCAAACTGGAAAAACAGACTTTGAATTAATTAATTTATTATGATAAAACTAATTTTACAGATGCTAGAATTTGCTAATGGTGAAACTGAAGAGATTCAAAGGGCACAAGGTAAATATGCACACCCAGAAAGTTTTAAAGGTGCATGGCGTAAATTTAAAAAAGAGTTAAAATGGCAGAAAAAGTAAACCTAGAATTAGAGGTAGAAGCAGCGAAAGCGATTAAGGAGGTTGAAGATTTAAGAAAAGAATTCAAAGAACTTAATGAGTTAGTTGAGAAATCAAACGCTATAAATGAGCAAGGTTTTGATGCATTAAAAAAGACTGGTGAATCATCTGCTAAAGGTATTAAGGCTATTGGCTCAAGTATTAAGGCAGCTGGTATAGGTGTGTTTTTAATCGCACTGCAAACTATGCAAGATTTATTCATGCAGAATCAAAAAGTGGTGGATATAGTGAACACCGCTTTTGAATCTTTAGCCTTAGTATTTAATGATGTGTTTGGGTTGCTTACTGGTGGTGTTGATTCAATTAAAAAGGTAGGTGAAGCTTTTGATAAATTCTTTGGAAAACCCATTGAAACAGCTGTAGCATCTTTTCAAAAATTTGGTAGTGCATTTAGTAAGATATTTGGAGGTGATTTTAGTGGTGCTTTAGATGATGCAAAAGAAGGCTTTAGCGGTTTGGGTGATGCCATTAGCCAGACTGGTGATGGCTTTGTTGAAGCTGCTACTGATGCAGCTGAATATGTTGTGAATGTAAAAAATGCAGCGGTTGAAAACGTTGAATTAGCAAAAAGTGCTGAACTAGCTGAAGCTAAAAATGTTGGATTGCTAGAAAAGTTTGATAGGGCAGCTGAGAAGCAAAGACAAATCAGAGATGAAGAAAGAAACAGTATTGAAAAACGAATAGAAGCAAATGAAAAACTAGGCGAAATATTAGAAGAGCAAAATAAAACGATGCTTGAAAATGCCAACATTGCGTTAAAAAGTGCTCAAGCTAACTTCGACCGCAATGCATCAATTGAAAACGAGGTGGCTTTGATACAAGCACGAAATGAAGTTTTAGCAGTTGAAGCTACTGTGGAGGGTTTCAGGTCAGAACAAAAAGCAAATGATTTGGCTTTAGATAAAGAGCGAATAGAATTAAAAAATACTGAAAATGAAGCTGACACAAACCGAAGATTAGATCAGCAAAAGTTTGAAGCCGAGCAAGAGTTAACTGAAACTCAAAGACTACAGAGATTGATTGAAATTAATCAACAAGAAAAATTGATCCAAGAAGAAAGGTTACAAGGTATAATTAATGAAGCTAATTTAGGAACTCAAGCAAGGATAGATGCCGAAGGTGCATTAAAAGATTTTACACAAGCTAACAATCAAGAGCTTATTACGCTGCAAAAACAACAAGCTGCAAATATATTAGATGTTGAAAAGAAAGCATTAGCTGACAAACAGAAGTTAGAAGCCCAAAAAATTCAAGCCACATTAGTGAGTTTGAGTGCGGTTGCTACATTAGTTGACCAAGATTCAAAAGCTGGAAAAGCTATAGCTGTTGCTCAAGGTTTAATTAACACATATCTTGGAGTTACACAAGCATTAGCTTCATCACCGCCACCATTTAACTTTATTGCTGCTGCTGCTACAGCTGCTGCTGGTTTTAAAGCTGTTGCAGACATAAACAGAACAACACTACCCTCACCAGAAGGGGGCAATTCAAACGTGTCAGCAACTGGAAGCTTTTCAGCTAGTGCTCCAGCAGAAGCAACACCCCCATCTTTTAATATTGTTGGGGCTACAGCGACCAACCAAATTGCTAATCTTTTATCGAATCAAGAACCAATTAAAGCTTTTGTTGTGAGTCAAGATGTAACCACAGCCCAAAGCCTAGAGCGGAATATTGTAGAAGGTTCAATCATATAATGCAAAATTGACTTTCAAATTCGTTATTAGTTTATGAAAATCATTGAACTAATAATAGATGAAGGTGAAGATAATGGCGTGAATGCCATCTCACTTGTAAAAAATCCAGCAATAGAATCAGATTTTTTGGCTTTAAAATCAGATGAAGTTTTACTTAAAACTATCAATGATGATAAAAGGCTTTTGGTTGGTGCTCTTTTGATACCCAACAAGCCTATCATGCGGAAAAATGAAGAAGGTAATTATTACATATACTTCTCAAAAGATACCGTAGAAAAAGCTTCACAAAAATTTCTCATGAATAACAATCAACACAATGCCACCCTTGAGCATAAAATTCCGCTAACTGGGATGACATTGGTTGAAAGCTGGATTATTGAAAACAAAAAGCAAGATAAATCTGCATATTATGGGCTTGATGTGCCAGTGGGCACTTGGATGGGCACGATGAAAGTGCAAAATGAAGATACTTGGCAAGAAGTGAAGTCTGGGAAAATCAAAGGCTTTAGTATCGAGGGGTATTTTGCAGATAAAATAGAAGCTTCAAAATATGATCCAGAAAAAGAAGCTGAAAATTTATTGAATGAAATCAAAAATATACTTGCTTAAAATGTATGTTAACAAGCTAAATCAAAGAGTCTTAAAATACTTCTTTGAATCTTATTCAGATTACCCAGATGCTGTAAAAAATAACGCCAAAAAAGGTAGAGAGCTTAATGAAAAAGTTGGTAATAAGTGTGCTACTAGGGTTGGCAGATTACGAAGTTCACAACTTGCTTCTGGTGCTTCAATTAGTGTGGATACTATTACACGAATGTATTCATTTTTAAGCAGAGCCCAAGAATATTATGACCCAAAAGATACCGAAGCTTGTGGAACAATCTCTTATTTGTTATGGGGTGGTTTAGCTGGTTTGAGGTGGTCAAAATCTAAGCTCAAAGAATTGGGTGAATTAGATTTAGCTGAAATAGGTAAAAGGGGTGGAATAAAAAGAAGCAAAAAAGCCCCAAAGTCTGACACAAAAAACCCCAACCCAAAAGGTAAAGGCACTGCAAAAGGTAGTGCAAAGAATACCAGATCCGCAAAGGTTTCAAAACGAGATGAAAAAACGCTTCAGAATAAATCTGATGAGTTTAATGAACGCTATAAAAAGAAGCTTGGCTATGGTGTGACTGTAGGAATGTTAAAAACAGTTTTTCAAAGGGGTTTAGGTGCGTTTAATGTGTCACATTCACCAAGAGTTCGAAGTGCTTCACAGTGGGCACAAGCTAGGGTTAACGCTTTTCTGTATTTAGTCAAGAATGGCAGACCACAGAACAAAAAATATACTGGTGATTTTGATTTGTTGCCAAGTAAACACCCCAAAAAACCTAAATAAAATGCAAGGTATTAATAGAAATAATGTCACCCCATCTAAATCTTCACCCAAAGGTGGAAACAGAGCTTGTTTGTGCCAGGATGGTAAGACTTACAAGAAAGAATGCTGTAAGGGTGGCATAAAAAATCAAGGTATCGGCAAAGTTTAAGTGGTATTTACAAAAAAAATTATTTTAAAATGCAAATTTTTTTACATAAACCGTTAATTAATTATGAAATCTACTGAATTATTAAATAAAGTAAAGGAGATTTTGAATATTCCAGTAACATTGGAAGAATCAAAAGAGGTAAAGTTAGAAGTTATGACTTTACAAAATGGCACAGTAGTAGAAGCTGAACGTTTTGAAAAAGGTGCTGAAATATTTATCAAAAGCGATGATGAAAAAATAGCATTGCCAGTAGGTGAATATGTTATGAGTGATGGAAAGCTTTTGGTGGTTAAAGAGGAGGGTGTAATTGATGACTTTAGAGTTGTTGGTGATGATGTACCAGCCAAAGAAATTACTGAAGATTTAAAGTATCATGATAAAGATAAAAAGATGAAAAAAGATGATGAAAAAGAGATGAAGGAACACGAGGAGGATGAGAAGAAAAAGATGGCAGATCATATAAATGTCGACAAAGAAGGCAATATGATTGTCAAAATTGATGACTGGAAAGCTATGGAAGAAAGAATAGCCAATTTAGAAGTCGCTATCAACAAATTAAAAGGTGAAAAAATGGAAGCTTCTAAAACAATTGAAGAATTAGAAGAAAAATTATCAGCTGAACCAGCTGTGGAAGCCATTACTCATTCACCAGAAAATAATACAGAGGTTAAAGAACAACCAAAGTATGGTAGAAACAGACCCATGACAATGTCTGAAAAAGTTTTAGAAAGAATTTCAAATATTAATTAAATTATGGCAACTTATATAGATACTTCAAATGATATTGTATTTAATCAAGTAAGACAAAATACAATCACAACATCAGTGAGCATTGCTGCTGGTGATGCTGGAATTGACCAGAATATTGCAACTGATGCTTTGGTTATTACTTTACCACAAATTCACAGTGGTAATATTGGTCTTAGTTATCTCTTTAGAAATACTGGGGCAGATGGTAATAATATCATCACTTTAAGCCCACATTCTACTGATGGTTTCAATGGTTCTATTGCGAATGCAGCTGCTGACTCAGTGGCTTCTGGAGTAGTGGATAAAGATTGGGTAAACACTAAAGCAACTGCTAACAAAGGTGACTATGTTATTATTAGAGCGGTAGCCCTTACACAGTGGTACATTGTTGGAGGGGTTGGAATATGGGCTTCAGAAGCTTAATTATTAATTTTTAAAATATAGAAAAAATGAGAAACGTTGAATTAGCAACAACAACAAATATAACCACAAGTTACAGCGGTCAAGCGTCATCTGATTATATAGCCGCGGCACTTTTTTCAGCGACTACTATTGATGATGGTGGGATCACTGTTAAAAGTAATGTAGCTTACAAAGAGGTATTACAAAGAGGGGCTACTGGCTCAATTGTATCAGATGCAACTTGTGACTTTTCACCAAGTTCTACTCTTACATTAGATGAGAAAATTCTCGAACCAAAAGAACTTCAAGTAAATTTGCAAGTTTGTAAGCAAGATTTTTACAAAGATTGGCAGTCGGCTTCTATGGGATATGGTTTGAATCAAACTTTACCAAGTAAATTTTCAGATTTCTTGGTTGCTCACTGTGCTCAGAAGGTAGCACAAGCAACTGAAACCAGTATCTGGAGCGGTGCAGCTGGTGGTGCTGGTGATTTTCAAGGCTTAGTCGCAAACATGACAGCTGATGCAACAGTGACTGACATTGCTGCTATTGGTGGCGGTTTAGCTGCTGGTAATATCATTGCTGAAATGTCTAAGGTAGTGGCAGCACTACCCAGTGCTATCTATGGGCAAGAAGATACTTATATTTACGTTAATAGCAAAACAGCTAGACTTTATATTCAAGCATTAGGTGCTCTTGGAAATGGTGTTCAAAACATGGGTTCAATGTGGTACAATAACGGAACACTTACAATTGATGGAGTGAATGTTTTTGTAACCCCGGGATTAGCCGATGATACAATGGTTGGAGCACAAGCCAGCAATCTATTTTTTGGAACCGGAATTTTAAGTGATAATCAAGAAGTATCGGTTTTAGATATGCAACCAATCGATGGAAGTCGCAATGTAAGAATAATCATGCGATATACGGCTGGGATTCAGGTGGGCTTCGGTTCTGATTGTGTGCTGTATAGTTAATTGTTAACTTAAAATTATAAAGATATGCCATGTGCTGTAAGCAAAGGGCGTAGCCTTCCATGTAAGGCTGCGTTCGGCGGAATAAAGACCGCCTATTTTTTCGATCTGGGAGGGCTGGGAACAGTTACTTACGGAACTGGTGATGATGCTGGTAAAATTACCGCTATCTCTGGTTCACCAACTGTTTACCCTTATGAGGTTAAAAATACTTCAAGCCTAGAAACCACGATAAATAGCTCTCGCGAAACTGGCACTACATTTTATGAGCAAACGTTATCATTAACATTTACTTATTTAGACGTGCAAACGCAAGAGCAAATTAAACTACTCGCTTGGGGTAGAAATTCTGTCGCTGTATTAGATTATTATGATAACATAGTGATTTGTGGATTAGAACACGGTGTTGAGATGACTGCTGGAACTATTGGAACTGGCACACAGCCAGGAGATTTGAGCGGTTTCACCTTGACTTTTACTGGTCAAGAAGAGGATCCGGCCACATTTATCACTAGCTCTTTAATAGCTGCAAGTGCAACTCAAGGAGCACAAATTGATCCAACTTCAGCGGTAACGCCTTAGTTTTGTTTTTTTAGTTAGTTTAGAAGCCCTTTTATTAGGGCTTTTTTTTTTACAAAATCATTAAAAAATAACGTTATCTAATTATGATAATTGCTACAACGAGCACTGGGGCACAAAATTTTAAAGTAATTCCACGAGATTATTCATTAACTAGCTTTACATTGAAGATAAGAGATGATCAAACAAACACAACGGTATCTTATTCAATTACTGGAGCTAGTGTTAGCACGAATTACGTTATATTTAGCAACACATTTAGCCCCGTTTTGGTTGATAATCATTATTATGATTTTACGCTTGTTAGTGCTGCCAATTTAATTATCTATAAAGACAGATTATTTTGCACTGATCAAACGATAAATCAAGCTAATAATAATTATTACGATTTGAACGATGGTATTTATACAGAATATGATGGATTTGACAATGAATATATTGTAAGATGAGAAAAAAAAATAAAATAAACATTCAAGCCACCGTTCCAAAAGCCAAAAAATCTATGAATGTAGGCTTTGTAAATCTAAGTTCTTTCGTTTTACCAGAGATTAAAGAAGAAACTGGCAAGTTTAAGTTTGTAAAGTTTGGTGAAAACAACGATTATTTTCAAGTTTTAATTGATAGGTATGTTGGAAGCCCAACAAATCACGCGATTATAAACAGTATCTCACAGCAAATATATGGTAAAGGCTTAAACGCTACAGATGCAAACAAAAAGCCCGAAGAATATGCCATGATGATCCGAATGTTTTCAAAAGAATGCGTTCGAAGATTATGCACAGACTTAAAAATGCTTGGGCAATGTTCCGCTCAAATAATATATTCTAAAAATAGAACTAAAATAGTCAAGGTTGAACACTTACCAGTGGAAACTTTAAGAGCAGAAAAGGCTGATGAGAATGGCAAGATACCAGCTTATTATTATCATAAGAATTGGGCGGATTTAAAACAAGGTGAACAACCTAGAAGAATTCCAGCTTTTGGAATGAGTCAAGAACCTATTGAAATATTTTATATCAAACCTTATAAACCAAGTTTTTTTTATTATTCACCCCCAGATTATCAAGGCTGCGTTCAATATTGTATGCTTGAAGAAGAGATTAGCAATTATTTAATCAATTATGTACAGCAAGGGCTGTCGCCTTCTATGCTTTTAAACTTCAATAACGGTATTCCAAACCAAGAAGAACGAGAATTAATTGAAAGTCGCATTGCACAGAAATTCACTGGATCAAATAATGCTGGAAAATTTGTTTTATCATTCAATGATTCTAAAGAAACAGCTGCTGATTTGATTAGTGTGCCAGTTAATGACGCCCACTTACAGTTTCAAACGTTATCTGATGAAGCTTCAAAGAAAATAATGGTGGGGCATAGGGTAACAAGCCCAATGTTGATGGGTATTAAAGACCAATCTGGATTAGGTAATAACGCTGATGAAATAAAGACAGCTAGTTTGCTGTTTGATAATGTAGTTATTAGAACATTTCAAGAATTATTAATTAGTTCGTTTGACCAAATACTTGCTTTTAATGACATAACATTAAATCTATATTTCACTACTCTACAACCTTTAGAATTTACAGAAGTTGATCCAACGATCCAAGATTCTGAAGAAATCGAAGAAAAGACTGGGGTTGAAGTAGATGAAAATAAATCAGAAACACCAGTTGAAGAAGATGTAACTGATGAAGAAATAGAAAAAGTGGATGCTTCTTATAATGGAGCACAGATTTCAAGTGCCATTGCTATTATTGAGAAAGTTAAAGAAGGTATTTTAACAAATGAACAAGCTAAAACTTTCTTAATTCAATTTTTACAACTTCCAGAAAGTGTTGCTAATTCATTTTTTGATGAAGAAAATGTGAATTTATCAAGAGTTCGAGCATTTTTAGAATCAAAACGAGAAAAAACATCTGTTGAAAACTTAAAAAAAATAGATGGTCAAACAGTTTATGAAACTAAAGAAGAAGCTGAAGAGGTAGCTAAAACAATTGGCTGCAAAGGCTCACATATTCATGAGGAAGATGGCAAAGAGTGGCATATGCCTTGTGAATCTCACGAAGATTTAATTAGGGGTATTGATAGAGATTCTGATGACTTACAAGAATTCATAGATTTAGGTGAAGATGAAGAAGCTTTACTTGAAAATTATGATTTAATTGATGTTTCGGAAGTTGATTATGAAGCAGAGGAAGCATTCGATGAGAAAATTAAAGAGCTAAATGATAAACACAAACCAACCAACCTAGTAAAGACTGGTGATGCTTATGGCAGAAATAGAAAATCAGAGCAAGATGGCACATCAAAGCAAGATGAATCATTGAGGTTTTTGGTAAGGTATCAATATGCACCATTGAAAAAGCAAAAAGATACTAGAAAATTTTGCAACGCAATGGTAAACGCTAAAAAAATATATCGAAAAGAAGATATTTTGAAAATGAGTGACAAAAGAGTTAACCCAGGGTTTGGGGTTAAAGGTGCTGCTACTTATTCAATATGGTTATATAAAGGCGGAGCGAGATGTTTTCACAAATGGTTCAGAAAAACTTATGTAATAAATGAAGATAGAAATATTAACAAGAAACCATTGAGGAAAACTGATGAAATAACA